GTGATATACAATATGACAGTGGTGGTAACAATCAGTTTGTTGCAATCAATGTAACATTCTCATATAGAGATTGGCTAAACTTTGATTTAGATATTGACAGCACAGGTAAGGTAGGTGGACTATCTTCTGGTGTTGTAAAACCTGGTGGCGGATTCTTATCTGGATTCCCACCTGAATTAAGAAGAACAGGAAGAGGCGTTATAAATCAATTAAAACGTTCTATTCCAATTGGTAAGGTATTTGGTGGTAAGATATTTCCACCATTTACATTTTAGTATATAAAGGAGATAAATTATGGCATTGCCTATATTAAATACACAAACATTTGAGTTGAACATTCCTTCAACAGATGAAAAAATAAAGTATCGACCTTTTCTCGTTAAAGAAGAAAAGATATTACTTCAAGCACAAGAAGGTACTGGTGATGAAGTAACTGATTCGATACTACAAATAGTTGATAACTGCACATTTGGTAAAATAAATGTAGAACAGTTACCATCATTTGATATTGAATATATCTTTTTAAAGATACGTTCTAAATCAGTAGGTGAGAAAGTTACACTAAACTTATCTTTTCCTGGTGATGAAAAAGTGAAAGTACCAACAGAAATTGATTTGTCTAAAATAATAGTAGAGATGGATGATGATCACACTAACCAAATTAGTTTAACTGACAATGTTAGTGTTATTATGAGATACCCTACTGTTAAGACGTTTCAAGGTATGGACTTAACAAAGTTTACTGCTGATGACACAATAGCATTAACTGCTAATTGTATTCATCAAATAGTAGATGGTGTTGAAACATATGAAGCAAAAGATTTAAGTAAGAAAGAAATAAATGATTTTCTTGAAAACTTAACACAACAGCAGTTTACTGCTGTACAAAAGTTTTTTGCTAGTATGCCAAAACTAACACATGATGTAAAACTAACACACCCTAAAACTAAAAAGAAGGGTACTGTTAAATTACAAGGTCTTCGAAGTTTTTTTTAATATGCCTCTCGCATATAAACCTCGAAACCTTTTATGATTTGAATTTTAAAATGATACAGTTACACCATTGGTCGTTAACTGAAATTGAAAATATGTTGCCTTATGAGCGTGAGGTTTATCTGACTTTACTAAATGAACATGTAAAGAAAGAAAACGAAAAAATGAGAGAGGCGCAAAGTAGAAGGAGATAACATGGCTGACGAAGCAGTTACAAAAACAGTAGATCCAGAAGTGGCAGCAAAAGATGTCAACGGTGATGGACACATCTCAAAAGATGAGATGGCTTTAGATATGGAGTTTAAACGTAAAAGATTAGAAGATGAAGACGCAATGCGTGACGCTCAACGTAAGATGACTTGGTTTGCATTAGCAGGTCTTTTACTATATCCTATCGCAATTGTTATTGCTACTGTTGCAGGTTTAAATACAGCAAGTGAAATACTTGGTGATATGGCACCTACATACTTTGTTGCTGTTGCAGGTATTGTTGCAGCCTTCTTTGGTTCACAGGCACTAAAAAAGAAATAATAAACCATGGCTGATTTTAAAGACGTAATAATAAGACTACAAGAAAATAAGAACGCTAATACTGAGGCAATTCAAACTCAAACAACAGCGTTATCTGATACTATTGTATCTACAGCAAAAACACAAAATAGGTCTTTTGGTCAGTCTCTAGCATTACAATTCAAAAGAAACACTAGCGAATTATCTGCTCTTAAATCTATATTTACAGACCAAGTAGAGTTTGCTGAAGCACAAGCAGATAATCAACAAGCAATGCTTGATGAGGCAAAACGTAATGCCGCACAAGCAGGTGGTGCAGGTAATCAGGCTGCAGACGCAGTTACAGCAGCCGCAGAAAAATCAGATAAGAAAACTAAAGGTCTCTTTGGTGGACTTATGGCTGGTCTTGGTGGCATGGTTGGTGGTGTTGGTCTTGGTGGTGGTGCTTTACTCGCAGGTGCAGGTATACTACTTGGTGGTGGTGCTATGTTACTTGGTGAGTTGAACGATTTAGATGGTAAAAAAATAAAAGAAAATGTAAAAGAATTAATCTCTATCCAAGATGACTTTGGTGGTGCAGGTGAGTTCTTTAAAAAAGGTGGTTCATTTGGCATAGCAATGGCTGGTATAGGTATTGGTCTTGCCGCACTATCAGTTGGTTCAGGTGCAGCCGCAGCTCTCGAATATTTTGCAAGTGATATAGAATGGGCAAAAGCAGTAAAAACAAATGTAAAAACTTTATTAAGTATTAATGAGGAATTAGGTAATGTTGGATTATTAGTTGATGGTGTAACCTTTGGTGCAGCCATGACTGCAATTGGTGCTGGTCTAGCATTATTTGGTATTGGTTCAAGTATCGCAGGTATAGGTGACGCACTAACAACATTTGGTAATCCTGACTTTGCACAATCAATTGTAGATAATGTAAAAACCCTTTTAAGTATATCTGCTATTGAAGGTGTTGCAATGGATGGTGCAAAATTTGTCGCAGCCATGACTGGTATTGCTGCTGGTCTAGCGTTATTTGGTATTGGTTCAACAGTTGCAGGTCTAGCTGATGGTTTAACAAACTTTGTAAAAGCAGATTGGGCACAAAGTATTGTTGATAATGTTACCACATTATTAAGTATCTCTAGTTTAGAAGGTCTTGGTCTTGACACAGTAAAATTTGTTGCTGCAATGACTGGTATCGCCTCTGGTTTAGCAATCTTTGGTATAGGTTCTAGTGTTGCAGGTATTGCTGGTGCATTGGTTGATTTTACAAAACCTGAATATGCACAAGGCATTGTTGATAATGTTGAAACATTATTAAGTATATCATCATTACCTGGTGTATTATTAGATACTGCTTCTTTTGTTGCAGTTATGGGTGGTATCGCTGCAGGTATTGTAGCATTCTCAGCCGCAGAGGGTTTTGCAGCTGCAGTAGGTTTCTTTAGTGGTGGGGATACAGTAGATAATATTAAGACTAATGTTACAAAGGCAATGTCAATATTAGAAGATGATAATATTAGTCCAGAAAAAGCAACACAATTAAAAACAACGCTTCAAACAGTAGGTGAGGCATTATCATCATTTGCAGGTGGTGAGTTGGGTGCGTCACTAAAACAAGTAGGCACATCTATACTTAACTTCTTATCAGGTAAAGAAAGTCCTGTGGAAGAAATGCTAAAACTAGCAGAAAAAGATGATGAATTAATTACTGCCTCTCTTGCATTACAACGTTTATCTAGTGCGTTAGGTAAAATATCACAATTACAATTTGATGGTAAGAAACTAAACATGAAAGCATTTGCTGAAGATTTAGTTGAAAGTGTACCAGCAATTGAAGCTGCAATCATGGGTGGTACAATAGAGAAATTTGGATTATTTAATGATATAGAGTTTAAAGGTCTTGCAAGTGAAGACATTAAGTTTGCAGAGGCAACAGAAAATATTTTAGCATTAAGAGCAGCATTAGGTGAAAGTGTTGAAATACCTACAGATGTTAGTTTATCAAATAGAACAAATGAATTAGGTAGTAATATAGATGGTATGGGTAATGGTGCTCAACCTATTATTGTAAGTAATGATACATCTTCACAAATTGTTAATAATAGTAGTAGTAGGTCTAATATTAATATAGGTAAAAATACAAATCCACCAGATACAACAATCAATGCAATCAATCCTAGATTTGCATTAACCAACCCATAAGCATAAAAAAAGAGGGGTATAATCATACACCCCCCTTACTGTTTTCCTTGCTAGCGTTTCGCTAAGCGGTTCTTTTTT